CTTTTCCAGCGCATCGGCAACTCGACGATTCAGCCGCCGAAGCGCGAGCGCACCGAGACCGCAGCGGTGCGGCTGGGCTGGGAAAGCTCAAAGACGATCCGCATCTACTGGAAGTTCTGGCGCCCGAGCGCATCGGTGGCCGAGATGAACAACTTCCACCTGCGGTATCGGAACAAGTACGGGCGCGTTCCGTTTGTCTCGCAGAGCACAATCGGCCGCTGGAAGGTTCAAGACCAGATGTGGATCTCGAACGACACCGCCGACAATTACCTCCGCTGGGTTCAGCAATGGGTCGGATGGTCGAAGGCTGGCTTTGCCTCCGCGGCACTTGCCTGCGGGATTCGCATCCCTGCGTGGGTACGCCGACACGCTCCGAAGGCCGGAACTTCCAGCGTTAACTTCGGAGCCAATCCCTACGTCATCGGCACGGCGACCGCGATCAAGGTTCCGAATCCTGACCGGTACGTAAACGCGGGCCTCGAGTTCCGAAAGAAGATCACTCTTAAGAAGGTGGACGCCATCCTTGCCAATCGCGCGGTCAACCTAGGTTTCGCGCGCGTCGATGGCGCGGGCCGCGTGCAGGAGAATATGCCGCAATGAGCACGAGAACCAACATCCGCAACGCCATCGCCACCGCGCTCACGACTCAGGGCGTGGTGCCGACCGCTAACATCCTCAAGGGGCGCAACAACACGCTCGCCTCCGTCTCGTTTCCTTCCTGTGCCGTGTACGCGATCCACGAGGACGTCGAGGTGCGGACGCTGGCGCCGTCGAATCGCGACCAGTACCGCGTGTTGCAAGTCGTGGTTGAGTACTTCACTGCGCAGACTTCGACGACGCTGATCGATGATCTCTTCGACACCGGCTCCGCTGCGGTGGAAGCGGCCGTTTTGTCAGACGTAACCCTTGGCGGCATCTGTCGTGATTTGCATTTGACGAGCGTGGATTATGTGATCGAGCCGGACGAGAACCTCCGCTGGGGAACCGCCCGCCATAACTTCAACTGCATCTATTTAACCACAGACTAAAATGGCTAACCATCTCGGCCGCGAAGGCACCGTCAAAATCTCTTCGACCACCATCGGGGAGCTCCGCAATTACGCGCTCGCCCACTCCTCCGACGTCGTCGAGGACTCTATCATCGGCGACACGTACCGCACCCGCAAGGCCACGCTCAAGACGTGGTCCGTCAACGGCGATCTCTACTGGGACGAGGTCGATGCCGGGCAGATCGCGCTAACCATCGGCTCCACCGTGACCGTGAACCTCTACCCAGAGGGCATCGCCTCGACCTCGGTTTATTACTCAGGCGGCGGCATCGTTACCAAGTTCGACATCAGCGCCGCGTTCGACGGTATGGTCGAAGGCTCGATCACTATCGAGGGCAACGGCGTCCTGAGCACTTTGACGGTTTGAGGTGCTGAATGGACCCAATCGACCTAGTTCGTGAGCACTTCGCCTCCCTCGGCACCCGCAAAATCGAGGTGCCTGAGTGGAAGCTGACCATCTACGCCGGGCCGGTAACGCTGGCCGAGAAGAACCGGCTGTACCGGAAGGGCAAAGACAATGATATGGAGTTGCTCGTTGACCTTCTGATCTTGAAGGCCAGCGACGCGAACGGCCAGAAGCTCTTCACGCTCGAGCACAAGCCGACGCTGCTCAACAAGGCGGACTCAAACGTGGTCGGCCGGATCGCCAACGCCATCCTCGCGGAGGAGGCTCCGAAGGCTGAAGAGTTAAAAAACTAGTCGGCGGCGAGGCTGGTGCCGACCTCCTCGCCGTCTATGCGCTCGCGGAAAAGCTCGGCAAGTTCGCGCACGAAGTCCTCGAGATGCCAGCAGAAGAGATGCAGGGCTGGGTCGCTTACTACCACCACCAACACCGAGTGAGACAAACAAATGGCTAGCGCAACCTTCACACTTCGGGCGGTGGATCAGACGCGGGCGGCGTTCGCGAGCGTGCAGAACTCGCTTCAGCGGCTCGAGAATCAGACAAAGGGGATCGCTAAGATCACAAAGCTGGCGTTCGGTGGCGAGGCCGTGCTTGGCACGCTGAATCTGATGAAGCAGCGGCTCGATAAGGTCATCGAGTCGGGCGACCAGATGGGGTTCGATGACGAGCAGATCGGGACCGCGCTGCGCTTTGAGGATGCGATCAATGGGATTCTTAAGACGCTGACCGCAATCCCGCTTGCGCTGGCAAAGATCGGGTTCGACATCGGCAATGCCTTTTCCCCGCTGACGGATGGAGAGATCGAGGATCGCATACGCAAACTAAAGTTCGACCGAGCGCAGAAGGAAATACTCGGGACAGTCGAGGCGACGCGAAAGCTGCAAGCCGAGTTCGATCTTATCGGGAAGGATGCGGGCGCTGCCGCTGATGAGGCGCAGCGGATGGCCGTCGCGCTTTTCCAGCAGGCAGTCGCCACCTTTGAGACCAACCCGGCAAAGGGATTTGAGCTCCAGAGGCAGGCGCTCGAGACACTGAACCGCGCGAAGCAGGGCACGGTGAATCTGGATAAGGAGATCAAGGACGCGCAGGACGAGCTGAACAAAACCCTGCCGGAGTCGCAGCGCGTGGGACTATCGCAGGCGGATCTGATTGAGGGTCTGCGGAACCGCTACGCGAAGTTAACCTACGAGGTCGGCCAACTTAATGTGCAGCTCGCCGCCTTCCGCGAAGTTGGTCAGCCAATCGGAGATACGCAGGACAAGATCGTCGCAAAGATCAAGGAACAGACTGTCGTATCCGCGCAGCTCAACAAGCTCCTTGAGGAGCAAAGCAAGGTTGCGCGCGAGGCTGGACAAATAACCGCGGGCGCCTTCGAGAACGCGATCCTGTCCGGCGAGAAGCTGCGCGACACATTGCAGGCGCTCGCGCAGGATCTTCTGCGCCTGCTGTTCCGTCAGCAGATCACCGAACCGCTCGCCAAGGGCATCGGTTCCTTCTTCAAAACCCTGCCGTTCTTCGCCAACGGCGGACCGATTACCGGCAACCAGCCCGCCATCGTCGGCGAGCGCGGGCCTGAGTTGTTCGTGCCTTCGACCTCCGGCCGAATCATCTCAAACTCCGCGATGCGCTCAGGCGGCGGATCGCCCGCGATGGGCGGCGTTACTGTCAATTACAACATCGCCGCGGGCGTGACCAAGGGCGAGCTCGTGCCGATCCTCGAGGCCGAGCGCAAGCGACTGAAGGCCGAGATTCCCGATATGGTTCGCCGCGGTGGCGCCTACCGCGCAGCCTTCGCCTAAGCTATGGCTCTGACTTACCCACTCACGCCGCCCTCGCCGTTTCGCATCTCGCGGCTTTCGCTTACCGGCGCGAGCGCGACCTCGCGCAACATCTCGCCGTTCACCTACCAGATCCAGCAGTACAACTGGCCGGGTCAGGCGTGGCTCGGTCAAGTCGAGTGCCCGCCGATGGTGCGCGCGGACGCCGAGGCGGTGATCGCGTTCCTGCTGGCGGCGCAGCGCGGCACGTTCTACTTCCAAGATTACGCGAACCCGCTGAACCGCGGCGGCGTGACCGGCACGCTGACCGTCACGACCGCGACGGCCAACACCTCGACGCTGACCTTCGGCGGGGCCACCGGCTCCTTCGCGCTGGGCGACTGGCTCCAGATCTCGACCTCGCTTTACAAGGTCGTGCAGGTCAACTCCTCGAGCAGCGTCGATCTGTTCCCGGTCCTGCGCTCGAGCTACGCGGGCGGGACGGCGATCACCTACGCAAACGCGAAGGGCGTCTTCCGGCTGGCCGAGCCGAAAACCGACTGGTCAATTGACCTCGCGTCGATCTACGGCGTGAGCTTCGGAATCGTGGAGGACGTTGCCTAATGAGCATCACGACCGCAGGCCGCACGCTCTCCGCCTCGATGGTGACCGAGGTCACCGCAACGCAGCTTGCGCCGATCCTGCTCGCGAACCTTCAGTTTTCGACTCCGGTTTACTTGTGGTCCGGCTACGGCTCGATCGGATTCGGCGGCGTTACCTACCTCGGCATCGGGACGCTTGGAACGATCTCGCACGTCGAGGAGACGACCGACCTTGCGGCGCGCGGCATCTCGATGCGTCTCTCAGGCGTGCCGACGGCGAACGTTGCGCTGGCGCTCACCGAGAACTATCAAGGCCGAGCCTGCACGATCCTATTCGGCGCGCTTTCGCCCACCGCCGGGACGCTGATCTCGTCGCCGGTGACGGTCTTCCAAGGCAAAATGGATGTGATGCAGATCAGCGACGACGGGCAGTCAGCTGACATCACGATGACCGCGGAGTCGCGGCTGATGGACTTCAAGCGCCCGCGCGAAATCCGGTACACGGACGAGGAGCAGCAGAACCTTTTTGCGGGCGATGT